ATTGGCATCAAGCGGTGATGAGGCTGCGAACCGGCCTTACTCAGGAGACGAAGCAGGGTAATTTGATTCAATCCATCGATCTAGGCATTGCGAACCGGGCGAGTGACATCATGTCGAAACTGGAGTCCGAGTTCGGCATGACGCCTTCGAGCCGGGCACGGATGGGTGTAAGTAGCAAACGTGCGAAGTCCAAGTTTCATGGCCTGATCAGTGAGGATGATTAATGGCTCGACCGAAGCCGACGGCCTGCGTGCGGGATATTATTGCGTTCATTGAGAAGCTGACGGTGCCGTCTGGGAAGGGGGAGGGCGGTCAGTTCAAGTTACGGCCGTTTGAGAAGCGGTTTATTAGAGATACCTATACTCCGGTTGACGAAAACGGCAAAAGAATCGTTCGTCGTGCTATTCTCAGCATGGCTCGGAAGAACGGTAAGACTATGATCGTCGCTTGCCTTGCAATCGCGCACTTGGTTCTTGATCGGCTTGTTGTGACGAACGGGGAGGTGTACTCTCTGGCAAACGACCGTGAGCAGGCGAGTATCGTATTTCGGTACGCTGCCCAGATCGTAAGGGCCGACCCTGACTTGCTGGCATTGATAAAGATCATAGATTCGACAAAAACGATGGTTTGTGCCAAGAACGGGTCGTTTTATCGGGCTGTAAGTGCGGAGGCTGGTACAAAGTTCGGATTCAACCCAAGCGTGGCTATTTACGACGAACTGGCCCAGGCTAAGAACCGGGCTTTGTACGATGCTATCGACACGTCAATGGCGGCACGTGAGGAGCCTCTGTTTATCGTGATTTCTACGCAGTCGAACGATCCGCAACACATCTTATCCCAATTGATCGATGACGGGCTAGCCGGGCACGATTCGACAACGATCTGTCATTTACACGCTGTGCCGGACGATGCGGACGACGATGCCGTGTTTACAGACAGAAAACTATGGAAACTCGCCAATCCAGCCCTTGGAGACTTCCGTAGTTTGCCCGAGATGCGTACGGCAGCGCAACGTGCTAAAAGGATGCCCAGTTTCGAGAATGCGTTCCGGAATCTCTACCTTAACCAGCGGGTAGATTCTCAGAGTCCGTTGGTCAGTTCTCTCGACTGGAGGGCGTGCTCTGATGACCACCAGCTTGAAGACGGGGAGAGGATATACCTCGGGCTCGACTTGGCATCGACAATTGACCTTTGCGCCCTAGTCCGTGTGAGTGCGGACGATACGGATCGTGTAACTACGTGGTGTTGGAAGCCTGGAGACACTTTACGGGACCACGAGACTCGGGATCGAGTTCCGTACACGGTCTGGAAGAAGCAGGGGTATATCGAGGCGCCGCCCGGGCGGGCCCTGGACTGGGCCGTGGTCGCTAATCGGCTCGGCGAGTTGAATGCTCGGTACAAGATTGTGGGGCTTGCTTACGACAGGTGGCGGATCGAGAACTTGCTACAGGAGTTGAACCGTGTCGGGGTGAATGCGGTCGTGGAGGGAAAGGACTACACGGCCGGAGATCCGATCCCGGCGGGGGCCTTGAGGCTCGTTCCTTGGGGGCAGGGGTTCCGGGACATGGCCCCGGCGATAGATGCGCTCGAAAACGCTGTCATCGAGGGTACTCTTCGGCATGACGGGCACCCGGTGCTGACTTGGTGCATGTCGAACGCCCTGCCGCTCATGGACCCGGCGGGTAACAGGAAACTAGATAAGGCGAAGTCGAGGTTTCGGATTGACGGTGCTGTGGCCCTTGCGATGGCGATTGGATTGAAACGTCGGGATCAGGAGGTAAAGCTACCGGCGCCAAGTATATATGAAAGTCGTGGGGTGATTACGTTTTAACAGGGGGATTCTTAGAGAGGAGAGACATTATGGATAAAGAGGATGATCGGTGCCAGGTAGAGTTGACGGCGGCGCAGTGTGAGGGGATATGTCAAGGGAGTATAGGCCCCGGGTTTCTAGGGGTAAATATGGATCGGATTCGGGAGTTATTCGCAAAAACCCTTACAATCCATGAGGAGGAGATCTTGAAATCCAGGTGGGGGCTTGATGGGGTAACACAGGAGACGTTTTTTGAGTTAGCTGAACGACTTGGCATACCGACGAGACATGTTCGACGACTAGAGGACAATGCTTTGTGTAAACTACGGGCTGCGGTAGTCAACAAGAAAGGGGGATAGTCATGCTGGGATTTTTAAGGAAGAGGTCGAGGGAGACTGCGTACAGGGAGCGGCGGATCGCAACATCGCACGACGAGAGGCTAACCCGTGACGAGAGGCTAAGGCGGGCAGAGATGACCCTCGGGCGGCTGCGTGAGCTTATTCGAGACGCTGATAAGCTCCTGTCTGCTCAAAAACAGGGCTCTGGTGTAAAAGGAGACAATAAATGAGCGGAAATCTAGCCTGTCCTCTCTGTAGAGGACAAAAGGGCAGTCACGTTACGGACACACGACAATGTGCGGATGGTATCATGCGATTCCGCAGATGCTTCGATTGCCACAATCTATATCGGACCGTGGAGCGGGCGGACGAGTCGGAGCGGAAGTTTGATACGCCCGTATATTTCGAAGACCCGAAAACGTCCGCCGACGAGAACCCTACGCCCTCGCCCACGATGTCGGATGACCCGACGAACGATCCGAGGTTATTGCCAACGCCCACCACAAAGCGGAAATACACGAGGAGAGCGCCGATGAAGACAGAATAACCCCCGATTTTATCCTTTTAATGCAACTATTTCTCTAGATATACGACATATAGTATATCTAGAGAAATAGTCCTCGATAGCACTCGACAGATTCCTAAAACATTATATTATAGTTGTGTAAGTTGTGCGGACCTGAGAAGGGGCACTTGCTCCTCCACCTTCTCGGGTCCGTATCATTCATTATTGCCTAAGAGGGATGCATGGCATGGAATGACGATGGCCGGTATTACGTCACGACCGCTAGTGATCTGAAGCGGGCGGAGCGGGCTGCGGCAAAACGAATTAAGAACCTATCACCCGCAGATCCGAAGGCGTGGGATCGGTCCCTCTGGAATCTGGCAAGCGGGCAGACAAGTGCCGGGATAAACGTCACGGAAGAGACCGCTCTCACGTTTTCTGCGGTTTGGTGCGCTGTTTTGCTTATTTCTGGGGGTATTTCGTCCCTACCGCTGCATTTGTTAATCAAGAAGAACAAGACCAAGACCCACGCTACGAACAAACCCCTATACCGCACACTGCACAGTCAGGCTAATCCGTACATGACCGCGATGACCATGCGTGAGGTACTAGCCGCGCACTGCCTAACGTGGGGCAACGGGTATGCGGAGATCGTGCGGAACGCCGTGGGAGACGTGACGGAACTCTGGCCTATTCCGCCGAACAGGTGTGAACCCAAGATGGTTGACGGCGAGATGGTCTATAAGATCGCAGTGGGCATGGAATCCGTAACTCTGCCCCGGGAAAAGGTTTTACACGTTCCAGGGCTAGGTTTCGACGGTTTTATGGGGTATTCCGTTGTGAGCATGGCGAAAAATACGATTGGGATGGGGCTGGCGATGGAGGAATTCGGCGCGAACTTCTTTTCTCAGGGCGCTCACCCCGGGATCGTCGTGTCACACCCGAGTGCTATCGGGGAGGTGGCTCATAAGAATCTAGGCCGAGAACTGCAAGCAAAGTACTCCGGCCTAGGAAAGGCCCATAAGCTAATGCTCTTGGAAGAGGGCATGAAATTCGAGACGATCGGCATTCCCCAAGAGGACTCGCAGTACCTGGAGTCGAGGCAGTTTCAGATCCCAGAGGTGGCTCGTTGGTTCAATCTACCGCCGCACAAACTAAAGGACTTGACCAAAAGCTCGTTCTCGAACATTGAGTCCGAGCAGATGTCGTATGTCACTGAATCGCTGCTCCCGTGGTTGATAAATTTCGAGCAGAACTACGATATGCAGCTATTGACGCCACAACAGCAGAAGAGTGGCTACTATTTCCACCATAATGTCGAGGGTCTCCTCCGGGGCGACTCTGCGGCTCGGGCTGCCTACTACGCTGCAATGTGGATGATCGGGGTAATGTCGCAGAATGAGATTCGGGACAAAGAGGACATGGACCCGGATCCGA